AAAAAGATGATGTTTGGCAAGACGGCGTTACAACTTGGTTTAATTGCACAATTTGGGGTCGTGACGCTGAAACAGCAGTAGAACATATGCAAAAAGGAAGTCGGGTAATCGTTACAGGTCGCTTTGCGGCTAACGCATACACAGATAAAGAAGGCAAAGAACGCACATCATTGGACATTAGTGTTGATAGTTACGGCGTAGTGCCACGCAACACAAATAATGCGCCAGTAGTAACAGATACAGCAAACGACCCTTGGGCTTAGAAAGGCACACAATGGAAAATGTAATTGATTCAGATAAGGCGGCAGAATTGTTAGGCATTTCAAAAAACAATTTGCGACAACTGGTTTACCGGAAACTGCTTGTCCCTGTCGGCAAGCAGAAGCGGCGTTCTCTCTTTAATGTAGAGGACGTTGAGAAGGTAAAAGCAGCCCGTAAGCCGTTAATCCCTTCGGCTTAACTGTGGCTCGGAGAGAGTGCAGGCACCTGTCCTGCCTGCACTCTCTCTTATAACTTTATGAAAGGCAAAAATGGAAAAGTTAAAGATGGAAACAATTGCGATTGATGATTTAGAACTTGACCCAAATAACGCACGTAAGCACAGCGATAAAAACATTAACGCAATTTGCGAATCGTTAAAACAATTTGGACAACGCAAGCCAATTGTTGTAAATGCCGATGATGTTGTAATTGCAGGCAACGGCACAGTAGAAGCGGCGCGCAAAATCGGACTTAAAACGTTAGATGTTGTGCGTGTGCCTGCCGATTGGTCAGAAGAAAAGATAAAGGCGTATGCGCTTGCGGACAATCGCACGGCTGAATTGGCAAGTTGGGACGCAGAAATATTGTTATCGCAACTCAATGAGTTAAATATTGCCGATTGGGACATTAACGCACTTGGCTTCAAAGAGTTTGAACTTAATCCGTTAAAGGATTCGGACGCCGATACTGATATGAAAGATTTAGGCGAACGTTACGAAGTAGTTATTGAGTGTGCTGACGAAAACGAACAAACGGCACTACTTTTGCGACTATCGCAAGACGGCTTAAAAGTCCGAGCAATCATCATCTAACGAAAGGCACATAATGAGTAAAACAATTCGCCTAGAGAGTGCAATCACGCGGACGCCACGTGTAATGCAACTTGAAGGCTTGTTTGATATGGATTCAGAAGAACGTTCCATTACAAACATTGAAATGAATATCCCCGATTTAAGCACACGTGATTGGAACATTGGTTTAATTGTGGGTCCATCAGGTGCTGGCAAAACAACAGTTGCCAACGAATTGTTTCCTGAGAAAATGCGCAACACGGAAAATATGAAGTGGTCTAAAGATAAAGCCATCATTGATGACTTTCCGCAAGATTTACCTATGCGAGAAGTCACCGAATTGTTATCATCTGTCGGCTTTAGTTCGCCGCCTGCGTGGCTACGCCCATTTCACGCACTAAGTAATGGCGAGCAGTTTCGTGTAACGATTGCACGTGTGCTTGCCGAGAATCAGGACTTGTCCGTAGTAGATGAATTCACATCTGTTATTGACCGCACAGTTGCGCAAATCGGCTCATACGCCATAGCCAATACTGTTAGAAAACGTAATCAGAAGTTTGTTGCTGTGGGTTGCCACTATGACATACAAGAATGGTTACAGCCCGATTGGATTTACGAGCCACATACTGGCACATTTACTTGGGGGTCGGTTCAACCCCGCCCACAAGTTAAAATTGAAATCATATGGGCAAAGTATGAATCGTGGAACACGTTCGCACGTCATCACTATCTAGACACAAAACTAAACAAAACGGCGCACGTATATGTAGGCTTAATCAATGACCAGCCTGCCTGTATTAGCGCCATCTTGCCTCTGCCTAACGCGCACGTGCGTAACGCTAGGCGGTTTAGCCGTAACGTAGTGTTGCCTGACTTTCAAGGCATTGGATTAGGCAAATACTTTCACGAACGTATTGCGGCAGGATTAATCGCTCAGGGACTAGCGGTTTACGCTACTGCCAGCCACCCAACGCAGATACATCATCTGAACAAGTCGCCAAATTGGGAACTTATTCGTATGCCGTCAAGAGTAGCCAAACAAGGCAAAACAAGTTCGCTATCAACGCGAATGGGCGTCAGTAGAGCGCGCCTAACAAGTTCCTTTCGCTTTAGGGGAGAACCCGATTACGAAGTTGCGAAGATATTAGCGCCATTACCGAAGAAGTAACGTATGATGTGGCAAATATTTAGTGAATATATGGGCGGTGAATATGTGCGATATATGTGACAAGTATGGCGAGATTGCGCAGTTAGTTGATGATTTGCGTGACGCAATTGCTTGTGAGATTGAGGCGGCTAAACGCCCTGACCCACAATATGTAGAGGACAATATGGTTAATGCAGGCTTGCAAATAGCGGCGCACATAGCGAGAGGTCACGTTTAATGCCAATTTATGATTTCTATTGTGAGGCGTGTAACGAGAGTGAAGAACACTTTTTTGGTTTTGCTGATAAACAAGAAGTCGTGTGCGTTGAGTGCGGCGCCGATATGACTAAGACTATTTTTCCTGTCGGCGTAGTATTCAAAGGCGATGGGTGGGCTGGTCGTAAGGCACTATGAGCAAAGATAGGCATTTCGGTGACGCTGAACTTAACGCCAATGATGATGAGTTACGGCGTGAGATAGCGGCAGAAGTAGAGCGCCGAATATTGCCTATGTGCGAAACAGAAGATGAGATTGGCTTAATGAAGATGGCTATTGCGTTAGTGAAAGGCGTGTAATGAAACATATAACGGCGTTACTCGGCGCGGCGCTCGCTGTGCTTCTAGTTGCTTGGCTTGTAATGTTATTGGCAGGCGCTGTTTACCCTGTGAGTTATGAGCAATCGTTGCATACGTTGTCCATTCTCTATATCGTTACAGCGTTACTACGAAAGGCAGACTAATGGCGGCTAAGAAAAGCAAACTTAATCCTGAAACATTGGAGAAAGAGGCTAAAGTGCTTGAAATGAGGCGCGGCGGCTTTACGTTTGACTTGATTGCTACACGGCTTGGCTATGCGAGCGCCAGCGGCGCTTACAAGGCTTATCAGACGGCTTGCAATCGCATTGTCTATGCAGAAGTGGCGGAAACGCGTAACGTTGAGATGGACAGGCTTGATATTGCACAAGCGGCAATATGGGGCGACATTATTAACGGCGCAACGCCAGAAGATAGAGCGCGTGGCGTTCAAGCGTTAGTGCGCATTATGGAAAGGCGAGCCAAACTTCTTGGCTTAGATATGCCAACAAAGTCACAGATTGAGGTAACTAATTATGACACCGCAACAATTGATTCCGAAGTCGCAAGACTTGTCGCTCTCCTTGATAGCAAGCCGCCACGTGCGATGGAGCCATCAACTGGCGAGAACGGAACAATTACCAACTAACGATAAGAGTTGGACTACGTGGGTATATTTGGCAGGTCGTGGCGCTGGCAAGACTAGAACTGCGGCTGAATGGCTTGCTTGGCAGGCTAGTAGTAACCCACGCACTAGATGGGCTATTGCCGCGCCTACTTATGGCGATGTGCGTGATACTTGTGCCGAAGGCGAATCAGGCATTGTGCGTGTGTTACGTGAATACGGCACTCTTAAAGATTACAACAGAAGTATCGGCGAAATCTTTCTTACTAACGGCTCACGCATTAAGTTATTTAGTGGCGAAGAACCCGACCGCTTTCGTGGGCCACAATTTCACGGCGGTTGGTTTGATGAGTTAGCGGCGTTCAAGCACCCCGAAGCGTGGGACCAATATCAATTCGGTTTGCGATTAGGCGAACACCCACAAACAATTGTTACAACAACGCCACGTCCAACTAAACTCATTAAAGATTTAATCACACGTGAAGGCGTAAGAGTAGTGCGTGGCTCTACATTTGATAATGCCGCCAATCTAGCCGCGAGCGCACTTGCTGAACTTAAATTGCGTTACGAGAACACACGGCTTGGGCGCCAAGAACTGTATGGCGAAATACTTGATGACGTAGAAGGCGCTTTATGGACACGGCAGATGATTGAAGAAGCACGTGTTACAGAGGCGCCGCCGCTTGTGCGTATCGTTGTGGCGATTGACCCTGCCGTTACAAGTAACACTACATCGGACGAAACAGGCATAGTGGCGGCTGGCATTGACCATACTGGCAACTATTACGTGCTATCGGATAAAACGTTACGTGCCACGCCTGACGCGTGGGCGCGCCAAGCGGTCAATCTGTATCACGAAATAAACGCGGACAAGATTATTGCCGAAACAAACAATGGCGGCGATATGGTTGTAATGGTCTTAAAACAGATTGATGTATCTGTGCCAGTTAAGAAAGTAACGGCAACTAGAGGCAAACAATTACGTGCCGAGCCAATTAGTGCGTTGTATGAACAAGGCAGAGTTCATCACGTTGGCTATTTTGAGGACTTAGAGAATCAAATGTGCGAATGGACGCCATTAAGCAACGAATCGCCTGACAGATTAGACGCGC